AAGACTTACGAGTGGTACACATCAGGGCCACGGCAAAGACTCCAGCCTGGTGGGGCTATCGTGGTAGTAATGACCCGGTGGAGTCTACGTGACCTGACCGCTAAAGTGTTGAAAGCGGCAGCGGAGCGTGGCGGGGATGAGTGGGAAGTCATTGAATTTCCTGCACTTATGCCTAGTGGCACACCGCTGTGGCCTGAGTTTTGGGAACGCAAAGAGTTGGAGTCCCTACGGGAAGAACTACCAAACTCTAAGTGGATGGCGCAGTACCAACAGAATCCCACCTCGGAAACGTCAGCTATTGTGAAACGTGAGTGGTGGAACGAGTGGGAAGAGGAAGAACCTCCCGCTTGTGAGTTTTTGTTGATGGCTTGGGATACGGCGTTTGAGAAGAACAACCGCGCTGACTACTCAGCCTGTACTACCTGGGGAGTGTTCTACCAGGTTGACGATGCAGGGATAGAGCAAGCTAACTTGATATTGCTCAATGCGTTTAGGGACAGGATGGAGTTCCCGTCACTGAAGAAAGCGGCCATTGAGCAGTACACGGAGTGGCAACCAGATACGTTGATTGTGGAGAAAAAGGCATCAGGCTCTCCGTTGATCTATGAGCTAAGAGCAATGGGTATACCCGTGCAGGAGTTTACGCCTACCAAAGGGAACGATAAGATAACACGCTTAAATGCCGTGTCTGATCTGTTTGCCTCTGGTATGGTATGGGCACCCAACCGGCGTTGGGCTGAAGAAGTGATTGACGAGGTAGCTGCATTCCCTTCAGGGGAGCATGATGACTACGTGGATTCTGTGTCACTGGCACTGATGCGGTATCGCAAAGGCGGCTTCATACGGTTGCCTTCAGACGAAGCAGAAGAGATAGAGTATTTCAAACAACGCAGGGGCGGTTACTACTAATGTTGGATAGCGCCTCTAAAGAGTGGATAACCAAGAACTTACCGTTGTTTAGTGAAGAAGTTAAAAGACAAGCACTGGCAAGACTTGCTGTGTGCAAAGAGTGCCCGCAACTAACCCCTAGATTTAATAGGTGCAAACAATGCGGGTGCTTGATGCCCGCTAAAGTGTTTTTTAAAAAGGCAAGTTGTCCGTTAAATAAATGGGGTGTGATGGAAGGTATCTAATTATGGCTATTGAGAAAAGTTTATTTGCAGGGCCACTGGGCGAAGAAGTAGAAGTCACAGAGCAGCTAGAGATTGCTATCGAACCAGAGATAATGTCACTGGAGGACGGTGGTGTAGAGATAACACTAGTCCCCGACATGGCAGACTCGGACATTGCCAATGCGCCCTTTGAGGCTAACCTTGCCGACTACCTGGATGATGGGCAGTTGAACCAGCTATCCAGTGAGTTAGTGCAAGCAGTGGATGGGGACGTGGGTTCCCGCCGTGATTGGGCTGAGACTTTCGTTAAAGGGTTGGAAGTACTTGGGTTTAGTTACGAGGACAGGACTGAACCTTGGGAAAATGCCTGTGGTGTGTATAGCACAGTACTAGCAGAAGCGGCGATAAGATTCCAAGCAGAGGCCATGAGTGAGACATTCCCAGCGGCTGGCCCCGTTAAAACTAAAATCCTGGGTGAAATGACCCGTGAAAAGGAAGATGCAGCCGACCGTGTTAAAACGGATATGAACTACGAGCTGACTGATGTGATGGTGGAGTACAGGCCAGAGCATGAACGTATGTTATACAGCCTTGGGTTGGCTGGTTCAGCATTTAAAAAGATTTATTTTGATCCTAACCTGGATAGACAGACCGCAATCTACATCCCAGCAGAAGATATGATCGTCCCCTACGGCGCATCTAACCTGGAATCAGCCGAGCGTGTCACCCATGTGATGCGCAAAACCAAGAACGAGATGATAAAACTGCAAGATCAGGGGTTTTATCGGGAAGTAGACCTGGGTGATCCGGTATCTTTCACCACAGATATTGAAGAAGCCAAGGCTGAACAGTCGGGAATCTCTCTTTCTGCGGATGATCGCTACGCGGTGTATGAAATTCATGCAGATATTGTGATTGATGAGGTAGATGGGGCAGATAAACAGGGCGATGACCTGCAACTTGCCAAACCTTACGTCATTACCATTGAAAAAGGCACGGGAACAGTGCTGGCAATACGCCGAAACTGGAACCCTGACGACCCATTGATGCTAAAACGCCAGCATTTCGTCCATTATGTGTACGTTCCAGGGTTTGGTTTCTACGGATTGGGCCTAATTCACATCATTGGCGGCTATGCACGGGCGGGAACGTCACTTATTCGCCAATTAGTGGACGCAGGTACGCTATCTAACCTACCAGGTGGCCTGAAATCCCGTGGAATGCGGGTAACTACGGGCGATACCCCCATCGGGCCGGGTGAATTCCGTGATGTGGACGTGCCTAGCGGGTCAATCCGTGAGAATATCCTCCCATTACCGTATAAAGAGCCAAGCCAGACGTTATTGGCCTTATTAGACAAGATAACCGAAGAAGGCCGCAGATTAGGGGCTATTTCGGACATGAATATCTCCGATATGAGTGCCAATGCACCTGTCGGAACCACATTAGCTCTGTTGGAGCGTACCTTAAAGCCAATGGCTGCGGTTCAATCCCGTGTCCACTACGCCATGAAGCAGGAGTTTAAACTGCTCAGAGCGATTATGGCTGAGTATGCCCCACTAGAGTACGGTTATGAGCCTGACCGTGGTACCCCTCGCGCCCGCCAAGCCGACTATGCCACGGTGGAAGTAATTCCTGTCAGCGACCCCAATAGTAGTACGATGGCACAACGCGTTGTGCAATACCAAACCGTACTACAGATGGCACAGGCTACCCCTCAAATCTATGACCTACCCCAACTGCATAGGCAGATGATTGAAGTCTTAGGGATTAAGAACGCAGACAAACTTGTACCCACTGAAGACGATGAGAAGCCAACTGATCCGGTCAGTGAGAACATGGATGCACTTAATGGTAGCCCAATAAAAGCCTTTATATTTCAAGACCATAAGGCACACATTGCTGTACATGAGTCTTTTCTGGCTGACCCACAAGTAGCGGCTATGCTAGGGCAAATGCCTACAGGACAACAAATTGTAGCCGCTCTCAAGGCGCACATAGCGGAACACATGGCGTTTATGTACAGACAGCAAATGGAAGAGAAGCTTGGTGCTCCTCTACCTGTACCTAATGCCGAACTGCCTGAAGAACAAGCTGCACAACTGGCTAGTCTTATGGCTTCCGCAGGACAACAGCTTACACAGCAGAAACAAGCTCAAGCCCAGCAAGCGGCTGCACAACAAAAAGCTGAAGACCCTGTGTTCCAGATGGCACAGCGCGAATTGGCCATTAAAGAGCAAGATGCGCAGCGTAAAGCGGCTAAAGATGTAGCGGATATAGAGCTTGACCAGGAACGTATTAATTTAGATAGAGAGAAAGCACAAACCAATGCGGCTCTGGAAGCTAACAGGATAGCCTCACAAAACAAACAGGCAGAGGCTAAGAACGATATAGAGGAAGCTAAAACTATATTAGATATATCCAAGGCTGCTGGTGAAGAAAAACGAACTAGAGCAGAAGCGCATCGTGATGCGTCTGAAGCCTACCGCGATGACCGAGAGGATAGATAATGGCAAAGACTGTCTTTGAAGTATTGGTAGAAAAACTAACAGACCAGAAAAGGTCTAGCGAAGAATTTATAAGGACTGGTGCAGCTAAAGACTACGCCGACTATAAAGAAGTGTGTGGTGTGCTTCGGGGTCTGGACACCGCATTACGAGAAGTAAATGACCTCTCGCGTATACACATGGAAAACCAAGATGACTGAAATGACAGCCTTAGAAATCAAACGTAGAGATAAGCTGCAAGAGGAAGAAGTAGCGCAAGAAAAGCTAGATGCCCTTATCCCCAAGCCTGTGGGATACAGAGTACTTATTGCGTTGCCTAACGTAGAAGACACTTTTGCTGGAGGTATAGCAAAAGCAGCCAAGACACTCCATGAAGAGTACATCCTGTCTACGATAGGGTTAGTGCTGGACATGGGCGAGCAAGCGTATGCGGATAAAGACCGATTCCCTACTGGCCCTTGGTGTAAACAAGGTGACTACGTAATGTTTCGGGCCAATACTGGCACACGCTTTAAAGTCGGCAAACAAGAGTATCGTCTGATGAATGATGATTCTATTGAAGCTGTCGTTGATGACCCGAGCGTAATAGCTCGCGCAAACTAAGGAGTAGGTTATGCCTATACAGAAAGTAGAGTATGAATTTCCTGACCCAGATAAAATAGAAGCTGCTGCTGAAGTAGAAGTTAATACACCTGAAGAAACAGCAGACATAGAGGTGGAGGGTGCTGTAGGGCGTGAGGTCATGCAGAAACCCAAGAAAGAACCTGCGGAAGTTAAAGTAGTAGAAGACAAGGAAGTAGAGGTTGAAGTAGTAGATGACACTCCCCAGGCAGATAGGGGACGCAAGCCCTCTGCTCCACCTGAAGAAGTAACCAACGAGGAGTTAGAGAACTACTCGGACAAAGTTAAAAAACGAATTCAACACTTTAGTAAAGGCTACCATGACGAGCGTAGGGCTAAAGAAGCAGCGGAACGGCAGAAAGAAGAAGCCGTGGTTTATGCCCAGAAGCTTGTTGCAGAAAACAAAAAGTTAAAAACTGATGGGGATACTACCCACAATGCGTTTGTTGCTACAGCCAAGAATGCTGCGGAAGCGCAATTAGAGGCTGCTAAACGGGAGTACAAGCAAGCGTATGACTCAGGTGAAACAGATGCCATAGTCGAGGCGCAGACTAAACTTAACACTGCTCAAATACGAGCAGATAAAGTAGCAGGTATAAAACCGCGTACTATACAGAAAGAAGAATCTTTACAACCGCAACAAAATACTGTTCAATCTCAAGCAGATACCCAGCAAGCACCTGTCAGGGATGAAAGAGCCGAAGCGTGGCGCGAGGAAAACCCGTGGTTTGGTTCCAACGATGAGATGACAGCACTTGCACTAGGGTTACATAACAAACTAACGAGGGAGAAGATTAGCCCTCGCTCAGATGAATACTACGAGAGGATTAACTCTCGGATGCGCGAAATATTCCCCGCTGAATTTGATGAGGGGATTGAAGATGAACCGGAAACACCCAAGAAGAAATCGAGCAATGTGGTTGCACCCGCTACGCGGAGCACGAAACCTAACAAGGTTACATTATCGCAAACACAAGTTGCTTTAGCGAAACGTCTTGGAGTACCGCTGGAAGACTACGCCCAACAGGTTGCAGATTTAAGTTTAGGAGCGAAATAAAATGGCTGAGAACAGACTAGACAGAGAGTTAAGCACTAATGAAAAGAAAACCCGTAAACAAGCGTGGAAAAGACCAGAGCTTTTACCTGATCCTACTCCGCAAGAGGGTTACACTTTTCATTGGGTTCGCGTTTCTACTAACGGTCAACCTGATCCGACCAATGTTTCTTCTAAACTACGAGAAGGCTGGGAGCCTTGCAAAGCCGTAGATCACCCTGAAATTCAGTTGGTGAGTATCGAAAATGATCGCTTTAAAGACAATATTGTCATGGGCGGTTTAATGCTTTGTAAAGCCCCAAAAGAGCTTGTTGAGGAACGCAGTGCTTATTATCAAGAAACTAATGAAGCGCAGATACGTTCCGTAGACAATAATTTAATGCGAGAGTCTGACCCTAGAATGCCAATGTTCAATGAACGGTCTACTAAGGTTACTTTCGGTAAAGGATAATTAGGAGATATTCTAATGGCTACAACAGCAACCCCTTATGGGTTAAAGCCTTTGAATGAAATCGGGGGGCTTCCGTACGCGGGATCAACTCGAAAGCTTCCTATTACTTCTGGCTATAATACTAACCTGTTCTATGGCGCAGTCGTTACGATTGCTACTAACGGTACTATTGAGCTAGTAACTACCAATGGGGATAATTCAACACCTTTCCCTGCTGGTACAATAGGCGTATTCATGGGCTGTTCCTACACAGACGCAACGTTGGGTTTTGTTAACCGTCAAATGTGGCCCGCTAACACAGTGGCTTCTGATGCGTTGGCATTCATCGTAGATGACCCCAACACTTTGTTCCAAGCTCAAGCTGCGGGTATTATTACGCAAACTGACTTAGGGCAAAATACGCATTTTAACGCGGTACAATCGACTTCTACAGGTAGCACTGCTACAGGTAACTCGAACACTGCGTTAGATGCAACAACCGCTACCACTGCTGGTTTTGCTTTCCGAATCGTTGACTTTGTTGACGCACCGGGAAGTACAGTTGGTGATGCGTTTACTGATGTGATCGTAAAGTTCAACCCCGGATCACATTCTTACACTAACCAGACAGGTATATAAGGAGACTTGAGATATGGCTATTTCACGAGCGCAACTCCTCAAGGAACTCCTTCCGGGTTTAAATGCCCTGTTTGGCCTTGAGTATGCAAGATATGGTGAAGAAACTAAGGAAATCTTTGAGACAGAGACTTCTGACCGTTCCTTTGAAGAAGAGGTGAAGTTATCAGGCTTTGGTGCTGCCCCCGTTAAAAACGAAGGCGCGGCAATTGCTTATGACAACGCCCAGGAAACTTACACAGCGCGTTACGTCAATGAAACGATTGCTATGGGATTCTCAATAACTGAAGAAGCTATTGAAGATAACCTGTACGATTCGCTTTCTGCACGTTACACAAAGGCACTAGCTAGAGCGATGGCTTACACCAAGCAGGTTAAAGGTGCGACTATCCTCAACACTGGTTTTGCTGGTGGCCCTACTTATGGGGACGGCCAGACTTTGTTTTCAACAGCGCATCCACTAGTTTCTGGTGGAACTAACGCAAATACTCCAGCTACTGGCGTTGACTTAAACGAGACTTCTTTGGAAGCAGCGGTTATTTCAATAGCAGGTTGGACTGATGAGCGTGGTCTGTTGATTGCTGCTAAACCTCGTAAGCTTGTAATTCCTCCTGCGTTGCAATTCGTTGCTACACGCTTGATGGACTCTGAGCTTCGGGTTAGCACGGCTGACAATGACATCAACGCCATGCGTAATAACGGTACAGTTCCAGAGGGTTATACAGTTAATAACTATCTGACTGACGGTAATGCGTGGTTCTTGATGACTGACGTGCCAAATGGTTTGAAGCACTTTATCCGTACCCCAATGTCTACATCTATGGATGCTGACTTTGATACTGGTAATAGCCGCTATAAAGCCCGTGAGAGATATAGCTTCGGCGTATCTGACCCACTGGGTGTATACGGCTCGCCGGGTGCTACATAGACCACCCCTTAAAATCATAATAAGAAGTATGAATGATTTTGACCCCGCCTTGTGCGGGGTTTTTTATTGGGGTACACTTTCTTCACTATCGGGACTAACCCGTATATCTGACAGCGCCCGACTGACTTCATGCAGACAGATATACCTCAACTCGCATGAGAGGAATTTATAATGGCTAGAACTACTTTCTCTGGGCCTGTCCGGTCACTCAACGGTTTTGTTTCCGCTGGGCCGGGAGCAGCACAAGAAATCACTGCTGACAACACTACGTTAGCTCTTTCTATTTTCCCTACTCCTACAGTAGACGCTAATAATAACCCTACTGGGGCTATTACTCCGGGTAATGCTGGGGTTATTAATGTCTATGCTTCAACTAATGGAACAGGGGCAGGACAACTTACACTTCCTGCGGTATTGGATACTGTGCCTTCAAGCACTACTCCTCCTACTGACCCTACAGCGCCTGACCAACAGAACCAACTAGGTGCTCAGATTGTTGTCATTAGTGGGTTTGACCTTTCTAATGATCTGGTCATTAAACCTTCTGGAGCTGATGTGTTTACTGGATATGCAATGTCCGTGGATTCAGCAGGACTTACTAAAACGTTTCTAGCCACACCGGGTGATACTACATTTACTTGGAATGGTGGTACTACTGGTGGTGACGTAGACAGTATTATTAAATGTACTATTGTTGCTGCGAATACGTGGTACGTAGAAGCGGTATGTTTTGGTGCTGGTGGCGGTGCTGGTGCTACTCCGTTTAGTGCTTAATACTAACTTTGAGGAGTGAACTATTATGGCTGATGCACTTACAAGCCAAGTAATACAGGATGGTGGGCGCACTGCCATCCTTAAATTCACCAATGTCAGTGATGGGTCGGGACAAGCTGAAGCAGCACTTATAGATGTGTCTACTCTTTCTGCCGATCCTGTCACTAAGCAAGCGTGTACTGGAGTTACCTTACAGAAGATTACCTTTTCTAATATTGGGATGGGTGTAGAACTTTTGTGGGATGCTACTACTAACGTACCCCTTTTGAACCTCCCCCAAGATTGGGAAGATACCATTGATTTTTCAGACTTTGGTATCCCTAATAACAGTGGGGTGGGTAGTACTGGGGATATATTAGTAACTACGGTAGGAGCTACCGCAGGAGATACGTACTTACTAGTGATTACGGTGACTAAATCGTATGCCAGCGCCTAAGAAAAAGGGGACTATGAAAGGCCACACTATTAAAGGTGGTCAGAAGCGTCCGACTAAGTCTGGTGCAGGTATGACCAAGAAGGGTGTGGCTAAGTATCGTAGGGACAACCCTGGCTCTAAACTCAAGACAGCCGTTACTGGTAAGGTAAAGAAAGGTAGCAAAGCTGCAAAGCGGCGTAAGTCGTTCTGTGCACGTTCTGCTGGGCAGATGAAAAAATTTCCAAAAGCAGCTAAGAACCCTAATTCTAGGCTGCGTCAAGCTAGAAAACGGTGGAAGTGTTAGTGCCTAGTAAAACTAAGAAACAAGCTAAATTTATGGCGGCAGTAGCTAACAGCCCTAAGTTTGCTAAGAAAGCGGGAGTCCCACAAAGTGTGGGTAAAGAGTTTGCTAAAGCAGACAAAGGTAAAACTTTTAAGGAGGGCGGTATGCCTAGTAGAAAACATGACAAAAAGGTTATTCGTAATCTGGATGATGAAATCTATCGGATTCGTAACAGAACAGGTAGTAACACTGATGCTGAACGAAGACGTATAAACCGGGAAAAAGACTTTGAAAAGAACAGGTTAGGCGGTATGGCTGCTGGTGGTAAAGTTAAAAAGCAGGGATACAATGACCGGCTAGACGAGTCTCTGGGTGCTAGGAATGGTAAGAAGTCTCAGAGCCTTAAATCTCGTAGAGATGAAAGCAAGGGCATGGAAAAGTCTATGGGCAAAGGCGCGTACTCAGGCGCTTCTACCATGATGAAGAAAGGCGGCAAAGTAGGTAAAAGCAGTGCTTCAAGCCGTGCTGATGGAATTGCCCGTAAGGGACATACCCGTGGAAGAATAGTTTAATTAGTTGATATTTAAGGAGATACATTATGGTTGGCTTATTTGGCAGACCTGATCCGGGTGAAACCCCCGCCCCTAAAGCAAAACCTAAAGCGGAGCCTAAGAAAGCTGCGCCTAAAAAGGTGATAAAGAAAAAAGTTAAGTGAGGTAACTTGCATGATGAAGTGTCGAGGCATGGGTGTAATGAACCCAGACAAGATGCCGAAGAAAAGCAGGAAACTTAAAAAGGGCGGTTGGATTCAAGACGCTATTAAAAAACCTGGCGCTTTACGTAAAGAGCTAGGAGTAAAAGCGGGTGAAAAAATACCAGCCAAGGAACTTAATGCTGCTGCTAAAGAGCCAGGTAAACTTGGACAACGAGCACGTTTGGCTAAGACTTTAAGAGGTATGGCCTAGATGATGAAGTGTCGAGGCATGGGTAGGATTAAACCTATTGCTTTAAAAAAAGGAGGCACTACTAAAGATGCTTGTTACCGGAAGGTGAAGAAACAATACAAAGTCTTCCCTTCTGCCTATGCGTCAGGCGCTATCGCTAAGTGCAGGAAGAAGAAAGCCCGTGGCCGTTCGTAAGACTAAAAAAGGAGCCGCGTTAAAACGCTGGTTCAAAGAAGATTGGAAAGACGTAAAAACGGGCAAAGCTTGTGGTCGAAAGAAAGGGGATAAGCGCGGAACGCCCTATTGTAGACCTACTAAAAAGGTGTCGAGTAAAACCCCTAAAACGTCAAAGGAAATGACAGCGGCAGAAAAGAAGTCTCGTATAGCGCAAAAGAAACGCTTGGGGCAGCCAGCAGGTAAGCCACGAAGAGTAGAATCTTTACGTAGAAAAAAGACGGTTAAGAAAAAGAAATGATTAACCAACAAGATAAAACAGAAATAGTTACAGAAATTAGAGGTTGGTCTAAACACGTACTAGAGCCACGCAATTCTGAGTTCAATGATATACCGGCGTGTCCTTACGCAAAAGCAGCGTGGGAAGACAACAAAGTTGAAGTGGTTTTTAAGGAAGATAAATCTTATGGGCTACTTTCTAATACTCTAAAAAACTGGAATGAAGACAAGGACTTAGTGATAATAGTAGATACTGATTTTATAAAAAGAGAAGACAGATTTCATAAATACCACGATATAATCAACAAACGTATTTCTGAAAACTTGTACAAAGACAAAGACTTATGGGTTATGGGGTTTCACCCTGACGATGACGAACAAGAGCTGCTAGATAGTGAAGACTTTGAACCAGAGACAGACATTGAATATGCACTGGTTTTTGTACAGCGGCTTTCTAAGTTAGAGCAAGCGGCTGAAAAGCTACGGTCTGTGGGGTATTACGAGCAATATTTCAAAGAGTATGATGTAGAACCGATGTATAAATTACGTAATAAATTCTATAGGAGATTACAAGATGGCAGGTGCTAAAAAGAAAGGCCCAGTTAAGAAACGTAAGATGCGCGGTGGTGGTATGGCAACTACTAAGAAAATGCGCGGCGGTGGTATGATGATGCCAAAAAAGATGCGCGGTGGCGGCAGAGTAGGCGCTAAAAAGAAAGGCCCAGTTAAAAGAAGAGGACGCTAACACATGGCTACGTCTGGCACTACAGCATTTACGATGGACTTCACAGAAGTTGCTGAAGAAGCTTTTGAACGTGCTGGGCGTGAATTGCATTCGGGATACGATTTAAAAACTGCTAGACGCTCTATGAATTTGCTTACTATAGAGTGGGCTAACCGTGGGGTGAATATGTGGACGATTGATGAAGGGTTTGTAAACCTTGGTCAAGGCACTGCTACTTACAACCTTCCTGCGGATACTATTGATTTACTTGAACAAGTTATCCGTACTAACGAAGGTAGCACCACGTTACAGACGGACTTAAACCTCTCCCGAATTAGTGTAGATAATTACGCTTCTATCCCTAACAAACTGACGCAAGGCCGACCTATTCAGTGTTGGGTAGACAGGCTACGTGACCAACCTACCATTACAGTGTGGCCTATTCCTGACCAAGGTACAGTGGGAGTACCTTACTATATAGTTAGGTATTGGCGATTGCGGCGTATACAAGACGCAGGTGCTGGAGTGCAAACACCTGATATGCCTTTTAGGTTTTTCCCAGCGTTGGTGGCAGGTTTGGCGTATTACATAGCAACTAAATTACCCGAAGGTATGCCACGTTTAGAAATGCTAAAAGCGCAATATGATGAACAATACACATTGGCAGCGGGAGAAGACAGAGAAAAAGCTTCTGAAATGCTTATCCCTCGCCTGTATGGGCCTAGATAGCTATGAGCGAAAGATTTGCGTCAGGGCAAAATGCGTTAGCAGAATGTGATGTATGTGGTTTTCAGTACAGGCTACGACAGTTAAAACCACTTGTTATAAAAGCAGTGGTTACGGGCATTAAAGCTTGTCCTGAATGTTGGAACCCTGACCAGCCACAGTTAATGTTAGGAACGTTTCCTGTGAATGACCCACAGGCAATACGTGACCCAAGACCCGATTTTACAGGTTACCCTGAAAGTCGAGCGCGATTACAACCAGCAGACCCTATCTTTGCTTTTGGGCATGTTGGAGAAGTGTCTATAGTACTTACCACTACATTAACAGTTACAGTGGCTACAGGCACAAACGTATATGGGACAGGTAATAAGTTTTATATAGATGGCGTGGTAAGCCCTACATTAACTTTGTTTGAAGGGAACACTTATAAATTCGATCAGTCAGATGGTACAAATGGCCCACACCCGTTGAGATTTTCAACAACTCCAAATGGAACGTGGGGTGGGGGAGTAGAATATACTACCGGAGTCACAACGAATGGAGCACCGGGTAATCCGGGGGCTTATACACAAATAGTAGTAGCAGCAGGAGCACCTACGTTACACTATTATTGCACTGCTCACAGCGGTATGGGTGGGCAAGCAAATACACCAACTTGATGAGGTGAAACAATGGGTAAGATTAAAGTTAAAAAGATGCCGGGTGTTAAAGAGTACAACCCTGGTACAAAAGTTAACTCACCAGAGCAGTCTTCTGGGACAGTTAAAACTAGCGGAATAAAAATACGCGGTGTTGGTGCAGCAACTAAGGGCATTATAGCTCGTGGGCCTATGGCGTAGGGAGTGTTAGGTGAATTACACCGAGCTTAAAACCAATATACAGGATATCTGTGAGCAAACGTTTACAGACGATCAGTTGGCTATGTTTACCCAACAAGCAGAGCAAACTATTTTTGCGTCCGTAGATTTACCTGCCATGCGTAAGAACCAAACGGGTAATATGAGCCTTAACAATAAGTACCTGACGATGCCTTCTAATATATTGTATGTGTACTCTCTAGCCGTTATAGATGGGGCTGGAGATTACCATTACCTGCTTAACAAGGACGTTAGTTTTATGCGGGAAGCTTACCCTTTACCTACAGCAACAGGCTTGCCTGTACATTACGGTATATTTGGGCAGACTACTTTTATCCTAGGGCCGACACCCGATGCAGCTTATCAATCTGAAATTCATTTTGCTGAGTACCCTGAGTCTATTGTCACGGCAGGTACTACCTGGTTAGGAACGGAATTTGATACAGCGTTGCTTAACGCTTCCCTTATTGAGGCAATAAGATTTCAAAAAGGAGAGCCAGATATGGTGGCTCTGTATGAGAAGTTGTATGCACAATCTATTACGTTACTTCAAAACCTGGGGTCAGGCCGATTAGAAACTGACACTTATCGCTCTGGAGTAGTTAGAGTTACCCCTAAATAAGGATACTTTATGATTGGTACAAAAGGCGGCGCAAAGATAGGAATAGCAACAGCAACTATGGTTTCGGGCCGGGGGTTTACCCCTGAAGAACTTGCAGAGCAAGCCGTGAACGAAGTGATATCTATAGGCAGTAACTCACACCCTGTTATACAGGCGCAAGCAGAAGCATTTAGAGAAGACATCAGAGGCGTAATGACCAATTATTTACGTCAGGCTGTAGCTTCTCATAATACGACATTAACCAACCGTTTTACGGATGCTGGGCATCCTGAACTCGTCAAACTATTAGAGGTCTAATATGGCAATTACAATCTCAACTGCAATGCCCACATCGTTTAAAGTTGAACTGATGAAGGGTTTACATAACTTCACCGCAGGAAGTGTCACTTTTAAACTGGCACTTCTAACAGCTACTGCTTCCGGTAGTGGTACATACGGTGCAGCTACTACCAACTACAGTGATGTTACTGGCAACAGTGATGAGCTATCAGGTACAGGGTATACCACAGGGGGTAAGCTTCTTACTTCTGTCACGCCTACAGCCGATGGTACAACAGCGATTACTAATTTTAGTGCAGTAACGTGGACTTCCTCTTCGTTTACAACGTGTGGAGGGTTGATTTACGACACAACTGATTCTAACTCTGCGTGTGCGGTGTTGAGTTTTGGTGGGGATCAAACGGTAAGTACGGGTGATTTCCAAATCCAATTCCCTGCTGCTGCGGCTGCTACTGCGATTATTCGTATAGCGTAATAGGCCACTGCCATGAGTGGATGGGGTCAACGACCTTGGGGTCACAATAGGTGGGGTGGTCAAGCCTCTACTCTTGTAGACCTCGGTGCAACTTGGGGTGCGCGTGGTTGGGGTACAGGCGCGTGGGGTGCTAATGGCATTTCTACGTCAGGTACAGGGGCTGTTGGTACTGTCTCTGTAAACTATACCGCCAACATTACCCCTACGGGAGTAGAAGGTACAGGCGCAGTAGGAACAGTAATACTGAACTACACCGGGTTGGTTAGACCCACAGGCGTTGAAGGCACAGGTTCTATCGGTAGTGTATCCATTGTACCAAGCTTCAGTTTAACTGGGGTACAAGGGATAGGCGAAGTAAACGGTGTTAGTACTAACACTAGCGAAAATATTGTACTTAACGGTATAAGCGGAACCGGATCAGTAGGTACAGTCACCTTCAGTATTGGCAGCGTATTTACTATTCCTAACGGGGTAGCAGGTACAGGTGCTGTCGGTACAGTAACCCCAGCTTACGATTGGTCGTACACGGTTACAGGAGTAGAAGGTACTGGAGCTGTTGAAGCAGTTACGCCTCTGGTAATAGTTACTCCTACCGGAGTAGGTGCAGTTGGGGCTGTTGGTACGGTTACAGCAAGCTTCAGTAGTGTTGCATACCCCAACGGGGTTGTAGGTACAGGAGCCATAGGCACTGTTTCAATTAAAGGTTGGAGTTCGATAGACGTTACACAGACACCAAATTGGATTAATATTAGTTCACCTCAAACCCCTAACTGGGTGGATATAGATACTGACAAAGCGGCATAGGACTTAATTATGGCAACTTATGTAAACAACTTACGATTAAAAGAAATTACTACGGGAGATGAGGACGGTACGTGGGGAACCAGTACCAATACGAACCTGGAACTCATTACCGATGCGTTAGGGTACGGCACTAAACAATTTGCGGCTGACTCTAATGAAACGTTCACTATCCCTGATGCTACAGCCGATGGCGCACGAGCCTTGTACTTGAAGTTTACTTCGGCCGTTTCTTTAACTGGTACACGAACTGCCACACTTGGCCCTAATACGGTAAGCAAGATGTGGATGATTGAGAACGCTACTACTGGTGGGCAATCAATCGCTATTAAGCAGGGTTCCGGTGCAGAAGTCACTATAGGGACTGGAGAAAAAGTATTTGTATACACTGATGGAGCAGGGGCAGGTGCAGCGGTATTTAATGCTAATCCTACTGAAGCGGGGTCAGGTACGGTTAGTTCTGTAGATGTCTCTGGAGGTACAACAGGGTTAAGTTATAGTGGTGGCCCAATAACCTCATCAGGCACAATCACTACGACAGGGACTTTGGTAGTAGCCAACGGTGGTACAGGGCTTACTAGTTTAGTGAATGCAGATATAGCTTCGGCAACGACTGTAGACCTTACTAGCGCAACGGGTAATGTAGCAGTAATTACAGGAACAACTACTACGACTGCATTTACCATGACTAAAGGCCAGCAGATGGTACTCATAGCTGCTGCTGCATGGCCCATGACCTTTAACGCCACTACGTGCAACATTAATGGTGGTGCTAGTTATACCTGTGCCGCAGGGGATAGGATTTATATAACTAAAGATGACGATGATGTTATCCGGGTTTCAGTAACAAAACAGGATGGAACATCAGTTGTAACTGGAGGCCAACCTGATCCTACGCTTACTGGGGTAAGTATGCCTACCATTACATCAGGTCAGTTTATTGTAGCAACCGCAGGAAGTATTACCCTTACCTTACCTTCTGGCCCATCGGCTGGTGACTTTGTTATCGTGAAGGACGGTACAGGTGCAGCGGCAACTACTAGTTTTACAGTGGCGCGTAATGGAAGCAATATAGCTAGTTCAGCTACTGATTTGACCTTTGACAAGAACTTCGCTGAAATAACAATGACCTACATAAACGGAAGCATTGGTTGGAGCGTATAAATGACGAATTTAGCCGATCTGCTGCCAGCAGGTGGCGGTCAAAACAACACAGACTTTGTAGCTGACGGTAATATCAGTGCGGGTGTGCCTGTCGTTCTCACGGCGGCGGGGAAGGCTGCGCCTATTGTTAGTTCCTCTGCTTCATTGGGCAGTGAATATGAGTTTGAAAGCGGTTCCACTAGGTATATTGCTTCTTGTTTTGCGGCAGCAGATGATGATGTGGTTGTAGTGGTATACCAAGATGACGCTAATTCAGATTATGGGACAGTGGTAGTTGGACAGGTATATGGCAACGGCTATATTGGATACGGTACTCCTGTTGTTTTTAATTCCGCAGAAACGAAGTTCATGGATGTGTGTTGGGATTCAAGTACAGGGAGTGGTGGAGGCGGTAAAGTTGTAATTACTTACTCTAATTTACCAGCCTCATCTGGATATGGTACAGCGGCTGTAGGTACGCTTTCTGGAACGAGTATAAGTATGGGCGCGGCCACAGCTTTTTATAGTGGAGTTACGGAGTATACCTCTTGTGATTACGATGCAAGCGCAGATAGAATTTTAGTCGCTTACCGAGATGCAAGTTCTGGTAATGTGGGTAAAGCAATATCAGGCGAAATCAGCGGAACTAGCATTAGTTTTGCTGGCTCTGCATACACTTGGAGCGGTAGTAATCTTGTTAGTTATATAGTTGTAAGCTATGACACGACAGCCCAAAAAAGCGTTATTATGGCTAGAGATAACTCAGCGGGAACAGGAACAAGTATCGTTGCTTCAGTTTCAGGCACTACCGTATCTTACGGCTCTTTAGCTAGTTTCAACACTTCGGCAGGGGCTAATTATTGTACGGCGGTGTATGATTCTTCTGGCGATAAAACTTTGGTGTTTTTTAGTGACGCTACCACCACCAAAGGGACAGCCTCGGTGGGAACAGTTTCAGGGACAGAGATTACATGGACTACACCCGTTATTTTTCATAACAACGATGTCACCTACATGGGGGCGGCTTATAGTTCCTATGCTAATAAAACTATAATTGCTTATTCCGACCAAAGCGACTCCTACAAAGGGAAGTATAATGAAGTAACCCTTTCTGGAACTAGCTTATCTTTTGGCGCTCAGGGAACTTTTGAGTCAGATTCAAATTGTTATCATGTCTCTGCTTGCCCCTCTGTGTATGGCTCGGTTTATAGAATCGGTATTT